AAAAACCATACGTTTCTTGGGTAAAAGACACTGCAACTGCAAGTTGGAAATCACCAATTGGTGATGCTCCAGAATTAACTGCAGAACAAAAATCACAGAATGAAGCTGGCACACATTCTTGGTATTATGCTTGGAATGAAGATGGCCAGTCCTGGGACTTGACAGACGATAAAGCATAAATTACAAAGGTATGTGGTATGCAAAAGAAAGTATTATCTGAAATAGCTTTATACTATGGTGATGTGGCAATGCCTAAAGATTGGGACATTGACCGAGATAAGTTACAAGAAGACATTTTAAAATCACAAGTTACAGATTCACCTTTATTATTTTCACGAACTTGGGATATGTTAAATACTTATGTTAGTGATCATATTCGTGTTGAATATAATATTAATTTAGTCAATAAAGAAACGTGGGGCAACGTCTATAAACCTGCGGAAACAACTATTCCTTTATTAAATATTGATCCAGTGGATCTACGTAACTCTCCAGACTTTACATTATTATATGGTGTGAACGTCAAAGATTGTAATGTTCGAATACATTATGAAGATAACAGACGTAAAGGAAGAAGTTGGGATATACCACTTACTGATAATAAATTTATTATGTTTCCATCAACTAACATGTATTACTTAACTAATAATCAAAAGGATAGTTTAAATTTTGTACAAACTATAACGTATGAATATATCTAATTATTATTGGTATTTTAGTGGTGCACTAACACCTAAATTTTGTGATGATGTTATAGCTTATGCTAACCAACAAAAAGAAGTAATGGCTAGAACAGGTGGTTATGGTGATAGAAAATTAAAAAAAGAAGAAGTTAAAGATTTAAAAAGAAAAAGAAACTCTGATTTAGTTTGGCTCAATGATACCTGGATATATAAAGAATTACATCCATACGTTCATAAGGCTAATAGAAATGCTGGTTGGAATTTTAATTGGGATTTTTCTGAGTCCTGTCAGTTTACAAAATATAAATTAAATCAATACTATGATTGGCATTGTGATAGTTGGGATAAACCTTATGACAAACCAAATAGTCCTAATGAACATGGTAAGATTAGAAAATTATCTATGACCTGTCAATTAACAGATGGTTCAGAATATCAAGGTGGTGAGTTAGAGTTTGATTTTAGAAACTATGACCCACACATGAGAGACGAATCAAAACATAGAATACAATGTAAAGAAATATTACCAAAAGGTTCTATTATTGTATTTCCTAGTTTTGTGTGGCATAGAGTTAAACCAGTAACATCAGGCACAAGATATAGTCTTGTAGTATGGCATTTAGGGAGGCCTTTTAGATAATGTTTATAAATACTTATTTTCCAACTGTAGTATGGAGTGAAGAAAAACCAGATTTTGTAAAATCTTTAAACAAAGCAAGTAACAAATATATCAGTGAAGCTCGTAAAAGAAATAAAGAACATATAAAAAAATTTGGTGACTTTGGCACATCACATCATTCAACAGCTTTAACATTAGACAATGACTTTTTAGATTTTAGAAACTACGTTGGTCAAAAGTCTTGGGAGTATTTAGATCATCAAGGTTATGACATGTCTAAATATACAACTATGTTTAGTGAATTATGGGTACAAGAGTTTTCTAAAAAAGGTGGTGGTCACCATTCTGCACATATACATTGGAATCAACACGTATCGGGTTTTTATTTTTTAAAGTGCAGTGATAAAACATCATATCCAATATTTCACGAACCAAAGACTGGTGCAAGAACAACTAAATTACTTATGAAACCAAAATTAAATGGTGTGTGGCCTGGTCACGAACAGTTTCATTTAAAACCTAAACCAGGAACACTAATTATATTTCCAGGTTATTTAGAACACGAATATGCAGTAGATTTTGGAATAGAACCATTTAGATTTATACATTGGAATATACAAGCAGTGCCGAAAGGAATGGCTAAAGATGTTTAAAAAGAAAAAGTATACAGTAATCAGACAAGCAATATCAAAAGACTTAGCTGAATTTATTGCAAATTATTTTAGTATGCAGAAACAAGTTTATGATACTTGTAGAGAACGTAGGTATTTTTCACCATTTGAAACTATTATAGGATACTATGAAGGAGAGAATGAACAGATACCAAATACATATTCTCAATATGCTAATATGGCTATGGAAACATTATTACTTAAATGTCAGCCTGGTATGGAAAAAGCAACAGGATTAAAATTATACCCAGCATATACTTATGCACGAATTTACAAAAAAGGTGATGAATTAAAAAGACATAAAGATAGATTTAGTTGTGAAATATCTACGACTATGAATCTTGGTGGTGATGACTGGCCAATATATCTAGAGCCATCTGGAGAAACCGGTAAAAAAGGTGTTAGAGTAGATTTAAAACCAGGAGATATGTTGGTTTATTCTGGCTGTGAGCTAGAACATTGGAGAGAAAAATTCAAAGGTAAAGAATGCGTACAAGTTTTTCTGCATTATAACAATCGTAAAACCCCGGGAGCGAAGGACAACATGTTTGACAAGCGTCCACATTTAGGTCTTCCTTCCTGGTTTAAACGATGATATAATTCTTAGATGGAGGCAGGGCACCACCACATACCCCCTGTCTCCTTTTAAGGATAATATTATATGTATTTTGGAGGAACACCCTTTGCAGCATCACCTTTTGCGGATCCAGGATTTAATCCTAACGCATTTGTTAACGTTACTGGTTCTAGAATAAACGAATCCACTGGAACAGTATCATTAGTAGGTAAAGCTAATTTTGCAGTAACCGGTAGTAGAGTAAATTTTTCAATAGGTAATACTACAATTATAGAGGGTGTGGGTGTTATAGTTACACCTGACGGATCTAGAGTAAATATTACTACTGGAGACCCAACAATAGTTGGAAAAGCTGTAACTGCAATTACAGGAAGCAGAGTAAATTTAAATACAGGAACCCCAACTTTTGCTTTTAAATATCCAGTATCTGGAAGTAGAATAAATGCAAATAGTGGTAGTCCAACAATAGTTGGAAAAGCAACTGTTGAGCCTGATGGTTCTCAAGCTAACATAAATACAGGGACTGTAACAATATCTGCAGATGCTAATTTTTCTGTAACAGGTAGTAGAATTAATCTAACAATTGGTAACGCTGATGTAGCTGCTAACGCCACTGTTTCAGTAACAGGAAATAGAACAAATCTATCATCTGGAACAGTAACAATAACTGCAGATGCAACTGTGTTACCTACAGGAAGTAGAACAAATTTATCTACATCAGATGTTTTAATTAGAAAATGGGATGGTATAGTGCCAGGAGTTTCTATGACTTGGGATAGCACAAGCTTCCCAACAGCGAGGTAATAAATGTATTTTGGAGGATCATCGTTTGCAGCAGCACCTTTTGGAAGTTCAGGTGGTATTAGCATTCGAGCTGTGGTCACCGGCAGTAGAGTTAATTTAAGCACCGGATCTCCTACGATCACTGGAGGAGTTGTTTTAACCCTTACGGGTAGTAGAATAAACGCAACAATTGGTAATGTTACAACTAGAGTAGACCAACAAGTCTCTGTAACAGGCAACAGAATAAACCTTGCAACAGGCACGGTAGATGTGATATCATGGAACCCGATACCTCCAGGGGTATCACAAACATGGGTTGAAATTGACCCATTAAATCCATAGGAGAAATATGGCGTCAAGTACATCGAGTGATTTAAAACTAGAATTAATAACAACAGGTGAAAAATCAGGTACCTGGGGAACTATTACAAACACAAATTTACAGATACTAGAACAAGCAGCTAGTGGTTATATTGCTGTAGATTTAGCTTTATCAAACCATGCTGTATCAAATGGTAAAAATTTATACTTTAAACTTACAGGAACTTTAGCTGCAAATAGAACAGTTACTATGCCTGACTCTGCAGAAAGAGTATTTATTGTAGAGGATGCCACAACTAGATCTACAAGTAATTATACATTAACAATTAAAACAGTATCCGGTACAGGTGTTGCACTAGCGGTTGGATCTAAGTCTTTATTGTATTCAGATGGCACAAATGTTAATTTAGGTATAAGACAAAAAGGATATTATACACCCACAACTGCATACACTGCCGTTGATGGTGATCAACTATTAATTGATACTTCTGGAAGTGGTATTGGATCTGCAATTACCATAACTTTACCAGCTTCACCAACTGTTGGTTCAGAAGTTCATTTTATAGATAGTGGTAACAACTTTGCATCAAACAATTTAACAATAGCCAGAAACGGTTCTAATATTTTAGGCGCTGCTTCTAACCTAGTAGTAAACACAAGTGCGTCGGCTTTTACTTTAGTATTTGTAAATGCAACGAGAGGCTGGGCGTATAAAGATAAAATATAGGATCGGGGACCATGGCTCTAATAGAATATAGATTCGCTCCCGGAATCGACAAACAATCATCAGACTCTGGTGCAGAAAATCGTTGGATAGATTCTGACAATGTAAGATTTAGATATGGTCAACCAGAAAAAGTTGGTGGTTGGTCCTCTCTTGTAACTGACACAATAGTTGGTGTTGCAAGAGCTATGCATGCTTTCACAGATTTAGCAGGTAATAGATACGTAGCAATCGGCACAGATAAATTTTTATTGTTATATTTTGAAGGTCAGGTATACGATATTACACCTCTAAAAACTACTTTAACATCTGCAACAATAGCAACCACGAGTGGGTCACCAACGTGCACAATTACTAAATCAACACATGGTTTAGCAGTTGGAGATATTGTTCAGTTAGATAGTGTAACACTTCCTGGTGGTACAGGATTTAGTGCATCAGATTTTGAAGATAAAAACTTTCAAGTAATTACAGTTCCAACATCTAGCACATTTACAATTACACAATCATCTAATGCTAGTGGTACAGTGTCAACAGGTGGGATATAGGATCATGGGGTGATGGTAACTGGGGAGAAGCAGCAACTGCATCTGAAGTTTCACTTGAACCAGGTTTGTGGTCGTTAGATAATTTTGGACAAGTATTAATTGCAACTATTGCAAATGGTAAAACTTTTACATGGAACGGTGGTGCTGCATCACCTTTAGACAATAGAGCCTCAACAACTACAAGTGGTTTTGAGACAAATAGCAACCCAACAGCCACTAGATTAACTTTGATATCTCCTACAACAAGACACTTAATTCATTTAGCTACCGAAACAACTATCGGAACAACTACAACACAAGACGATATGTTTATAAGATTTTCAGATCAAGAGGGAATAAATACTTATGCACCATCAGCAATAAATACTGCAGGCACACAAAGACTACAAGATGGCACAAAAATTATTGGTGCTTTAAAAGCAAAAGAAAGTATTTTGATATGGACAGACAATGCTTTGTATACCATGAAATTTATTGGTGCACCTTTTACATTTGGTTTTGAACAGGTCGGTACAAACTGTGGATTAATTGGTAAGAATGCAGCTATAGAAATTGATGGTGTTGCTTTTTGGATGTCACCAAAAGGCTTCTTTGCGTTTGATGGTACAGTTAAATCATTACCATGTAGCGTAGAAGATCATGTATTTGAAAATATCGACACTACAAAAGGACAGCAAATAAGTGCAGGATTAAATAATTTATTTACAGAAGTTGTTTGGTATTATCCATCTTCAGGTTCTGAGTATAATGATAAATATGTAATATATAATTACGGTGAATCTACTTTAACAAAAGTTCCGGGTGGTGTTTGGTACACAGGCACAGAAGCTAGAACGAGTTGGGTTGATGCAACAATATATCCAAAACCATTTGCAACTAAATACGACTCTACTTCTGATGGGACATTTCCTGTGATTGTAGGTCAAGATGGTCTAGGACAGACAACGTTATTTGAACATGAAGTAGGAACTGATCAGGTTAATCCAAATGGAACTACAACAACTGTTACATCTTTTATACAATCATATGATATAGATCTTGAGTCTAGAATGAGAAGAACAGCACAAGGTGGTGTAGCTTCTGGAGCTGTAGCTGGTGAGTTTTTCTTAGCACTACGTAGATTTGTGCCTGATTTTAAAACACTAGCAGGTAATTGTAAGGTAAGCCTTGGAGTCAAAAGATATCCTCAAGACTCACAGACCACAACTGCTTTAAGTCCGTTTACAGTTACATCAAGCACTCTTAAAAAAGATACCAGAGCAAGAGGTAGATTTTTAAATATAAAAATAGAAAATGATGCAGCTAGTGAGTCATGGAGATTTGGCACATTAAAATTAGACTTACAACAAGATGGTAGAAGATAATGACTAAGATAGTAGTAAGAATACCAGAACCAAAAGAAGAGTACGATGTTTCTACACAGAAACAAATAAACAGATCTTTATCTGGTGTTATAGAACAATTAAATTCAACTTATTTAAATAATATAAAAGAGGAGCAAG